AACAGGTTTAAGAAATGAAGAATATGAAAACCATTTGAATAATATTTTGAAATTATATAAACAGAAATATGATTTTTGTGATGTTGGTACTTATGGTATTAATGATTTAATTAAAATACAATACTATGAACCAAATGAAGGATTTTTCAAATGGCATATTGAGAACACTTATAAACCTCATAATAAAAAAAGACATCTAGTTTTTATGACATATCTAAATGATGTTGAGAATGGTGGTACAGAATTTTTGTATCAAAATCTTACCAGTCCAGCAAAAAAAGGTTTAACTTTATTTTGGCCTGCTTACTATACACATCCTCATAGAGGACAGATAAGTAGTACCAAAGAAAAATATATAGCAACAGCATGGTACACATTTAATGAGTGAAAAATCTTTCGTATATCTTGGTAATCCTAATCTTAAAAAGGTAAACGTACCTGTAGAATTTACACAAGAACAAATACAAGAGTTTGATTTATGTTCTAAAGACCCTTTATATTTTATACAAAACTATGTAAAGATTGTTTCTTTAGATGACGGCCTGATACCTTTTAAAATGTATGGCTTTCAAAAAGAAATAGTTGGCACAATACATAATAATCGTTTTACTATATGTAAATTACCAAGACAGTCAGGTAAATCAACCACAATTGTTTCTTATTTACTTCACTATGCTTTGTTTAATCCAAATTGCAACATTGCTATACTTGCAAACAAATCATCTACAGCAAGAGATATATTAGGCCGTTTGCAATTGGCCTATGAGAATATACCAAAGTTTTTACAACAAGGTGTATTAAACTGGAATAAAGGTAATATTGAATTAGAAAACGGCAGTAAGATTGTGGCCGCTGCTACATCTTCAAGTGCCATTCGAGGAGGTTCATATAATATAATCTTCTTAGACGAGTTTGCTTTCGTACCAGCAACCATTGCTGAACAATTTTTTAGTTCGGTGTTTCCTACAATTTCTTCTGGTAAAAGCACAAAGATGGTGATTGTTTCAACACCTCACGGTATGAATATGTATTATAAGTTATGGTCAGATTCAATAAACAAATTAAATGATTATGTTCCTGTAGAAGTTCATTGGTCAGAAGTTCCTGGCCGTGATGAAAAATGGAAAGAAGAAACAATACGTAACACAAGTAAAGAACAATTTGCCAGTGAGTTTGAGTGTGAATTTTTAGGATCAATTGATACTTTAATCTCACCTTCTAAAATTAAGGTTATACCTTACATAAGGCCTATACAATCACAAGGCGGTTTAGATATATTTGAAAGGCCAGATAAGAATAAAATTTATGTTTGCACAGTTGATGTGGCCAGAGGTATTACAAAAGATTATTCAGCATTTATTATTTTTGATGTAACACAAATGCCATATAGGATTGTGGCCAAATATCGTAACAACGAAATTAAACCTTTAGTGTTTCCAAATATCATAGAACAAACTTGTAAGGCCTTTAATAGAGCACATACATTAATCGAAGTAAATGATTTAGGAGGCCAAATATCTGATGCTATACATTTTGATTTAGAATACGAAAATGTATTAATGACAACACAAAGAGGTCGAGCTGGCCAGGTATTAGGTACAGGTTTCAGTGGCCGTGGAAGTCAGTTAGGTGTTCGTATGACTAAACAAATTAAAAAAATAGGTTGTTCAAATCTAAAGACTATTATTGAATCAGATAAACTTATAATCAATGACTTTAATATTATAGAGGAGATGTCTACTTTTGCTAGACGACATAATTCTTGGATGGCAGAAGATGGTTGCAATGACGATTTAATGACTTGTCTGATTATATTTGGCTGGTTATCAAATCAAACATACTTTAAAGAATTAAGTAATTCTGATGTTCGTTCTAAGTTATACGAAGAACAATCTAATATAATTGAACAAGATATGGCGCCTTTTGGATTTATAGATGATGGTTTAAACACTGAAGATACTCAACCATTTAAGGATGAGTATGGAGAAACGTGGCATCCAGTCGTTAGAAAAGGTGAATAATGTACAAAACCAGCGTATTATAAATAGATTGTAGATGATTAACTTTGATTATGGGCGTATGAATAATACGAGTTTTGAAACATATGATAAAATTAGCTAATTAAAAAAGGAGAAAACCTAATGGCATTTCAAGTATCACCAGGTGTTCTCGTACAGGAAAGAGATCTAACAAGAATTATTCCTGCTGTATCAACTTCGGTAGGTGCTATAGCAGCTAGATTCTTAAAAGGTCCACTTGATGAAATCGTAACGGTTTCTAGTGAGCAAGAATTAGTAGACACGTTTGGCAAACCAGACTCAAATAACTTTGAGGACTTTTTTTGTGCTGCCAACTTTCTACAATACTCTAACGCTTTAAGAGTAGTACGAGCAACTAACACAGGATTATTAAACGCTACCGCTAACAGTAGTGGTATTTTAATAAAAAATACACAAGACTACCAAGACAACTATTCTACAGGATCAGCTTCAATCGGAACTTTTGCTGCTAGAGAAGCAGGTGCTTTTGGTAACAATTTATCAGTATCAACTTGTCCAAGTGCTACAGCATACACGACAGCGGCAGTTACAACAGTAAATGACGCTTCAGCAGACGTTGCTGATACTTCGGTAACTTTAACATCAGTGGCACTTATAGTTGTAGGAGACATATTAGAATTTTCTACTACAGCTGCTGGAACAGATTATGATGGTTACAAATTTAGAGTAACTACTATAGTTGGTTCTGTTGTTACTTTTGTAAGAGCAGACACAGGCCAAGGCGGATTGCACGTAGCATTAACAAACGGTGCTAATGTAAAACGTTATTGGAAATATTACGAAAGAGTAGCTGGTGCTCCAGGTACTTCACCATTCGCTTCTGAAAGAGGCGGTTCTAATGACGAAATTCACATTGTCGTTGTAGATGAAGATGGTGGTATTTCTGGTACTGCTGGTACAATCTTAGAAGTGTTTGACTCAGCATCAAAAGCTGCTGACGCTAAAACACCTCAAGGAGATTCAAATTATTATGTGGATGTAATATACAATAAATCACGTTTCATTTATTGGATGGACCATAATTCAAGTGGTTCAAACTGGGGCTCAAACGCTGCTGGTACTACATTTACAGCTGTAACTGTTACGACTTTAGAATCACTATCAGGTGGTTCAGATGGTTCTGCAGTAACAGTAGGTCAGAAAAAGACTGCTTATGAAAAATTCGAAGATGCTGAAACAGTAGATATTGGATTAATTATAAGTGGAACTTGTACGGCTACACACATTGACAATTTAATTACAATTGCAGAAAATAGAAAAGACGCTATAGCGTTTGTATCTCCAGAGAGAGCAGACGTTGTGAATGTTGCTTCTGCTAACACACAAACTCTAAACGTTATTGATGCTTACTCAACTATTCGTTCATCTTCTTATGTGGTGTTCGATAGTGGATACAAATATCAATACGATAGATACAATGATGTTTACAGATACGTTCCATTAAATGGCGATATGGCTGGTTTATCGGCTAGAACTGATCTAATTGCTGACTCTTGGTATTCACCAGCCGGTTTTAACCGTGGTAATGTAAGAGGCGCAGTTAAATTAGCATACAATCCTAATAAGACACAAAGAGATGACCTATACAGAAGCAGAATCAATCCAGTAGTAACTTTTCCTGGACAAGGTACTGTGCTGTTTGGTGATAAAACAGGATTAAGTGCTCCATCTGCTTTTGATAGAATAAATGTACGAAGATTGTTTATCACTTTAGAAAAAGCAATCGCTACGGCTTCTAAATTCCAATTGTTTGAATTTAACGACGAGTTTACTAGAGCAAACTTTAGAAATATCGTTGAACCATTCTTACGAGAAGTACAAGGTAGACGTGGTGTCACAGACTTTTTAGTCGTATGTGACGAAACAAATAATACAGGCGACGTAATTGATAGAAATGAATTTGTAGCAGAAATATTTATTAAACCTGCTAGAAGTATCAACTTTATTACATTATCGTTTATAGCAACCAGAACTGGCGTTTCTTTTGAAGAAGTGGCAGGGTAAATTTAGAATAGGAGAATAAAAATGGCTAACATCACAGACTTCAAAGCTAAACTTGCCGGCGGTGGCGCTCGTGCCAATCAGTTTAAGGTAACAATGCCTTTTCCTGGTTACGCTCAAGTTGGTGGCGAAATAGAAGAACTAGCGTTTCTTTGCAAAGCAACTATTATTCCTGCTATGACAGTAGGTACGGTCGATATTAAATTTAGAGGCCGATCTATTAAAATAGCTGGAGATAGAACTTTTGCTGATTGGAACGTAACAGTTATAAATGACACTAACTTTAAAGTTAGAAATGCTTTCGAAAGATGGCAAAATGGTATTAACAATATGTCAGATAACGAAGGATTAACAAATCCTGCTGATTATCAAGTTGACGCTTTCGTAGATCAACTAGACAGAAATGGTAATACTGTTAAGTCTTACACTTTAAGAAGTTTATTTCCAACAAACATTGGTGAAATTGCTTTAAGTTATGATACAGTTGATGCTATTGAAGAATTTTCAGTAACATTTGCTTATCAGTTTTTTGAAACAAATACTACTACTTAATAGAGTATTAACAAGAAGAGCCGTCCAAAAAGCGGCTCTTTTTGAACTTATAAATAATATTATGAAACAACAACATCACTCATTTTCTAATCGTATAATTGGTGAAAAAAGGATTTAATTATGGCAGACTTATTTGGATTTAGTATAACACGAAAGAAAAGAGACCAAGACCCCAAACAAAATTTTAGTATACCAGTAGCTGATGACGGAGCAACAACCGTTTCTGCTGTTGGTGGTTATTCTGGTCAATTTTTAGACTTAGAAGGTACAGCTAAGAACGAAGCTGATTTAGTAAGACGATATAGAGAAGTTTCATTACATCCAGAGTGTGATACAGCTGTAGATGATATAGTGAACGAAGCTATCGTTTCAAATGAAAATAAAGATGCTGTAAAACCAGATTTAACAAATCTTCCTTTCGGAAAAGAAGTAAGAAGAAAAATTGAAGATGAGTTTAAACACATATTACGTTTAATGGATTTTAACACAAAAGGCCATGACATCTTTAGAAGATGGTATGTAGACGGCCGTATGTATTATCAAAAAGTTATTGATAGAGAAAATCCTAGAAATGGTATAGTAGAATTAAAGTATATTGATCCTAGAAAAATTAAAAAAGTTAGAGAAATAAGCAAACAAAGACAACAGACCAATTTAGATATAATAAGTGAATATGAAGAATATTTTTTATTTAATGAAAAAGGTATTTCTGGTGCTACTTCTGGTTCTGGTGTAAGAATTGCTCCAGATACTATTGCTTATGCTTCATCAGGATTAATAGATCAAAATAGAAATTTAGTTTTATCTTATTTACATAAAGCAATAAAATCAGTAAATCAATTACGTATGATTGAAGATGCTATGGTAATCTATCGTATTGCTCGAGCACCTGAAAGAAGAATATTTTATATTGATGTAGGTAATCTTCCTAAAGTTAAAGCAGAACAATATTTAAGAGATGTGATGGCAAGATATAGAAACAAACTTGTCTATGATGCCAGCACAGGTGAAATTAGAGATGATCGTAGCTATATGAATATGTTGGAAGATTATTGGTTACCACGTAGAGAAGGTGGTCGAGGAACTGAAATCACTACATTACCAGGTGGCCAAAATTTAGGAGAAATTGCTGATATAGAATATTTCCAAAAGAAATTATATCGTTCTCTTAACGTGCCTATCAGCAGATTAGAAGCATCTACAGGATTTAATATTGGTAGAGCTGCTGAAATCAGTAGAGATGAATTAAAGTTTACTAAGTTTGTTCAAAGATTAAGAAAGAAATTTACTGAACTGTTTAGTGATATATTAAGAACACAATTAGTATTAAAAGGTATTATAGCTGAAGAAGATTGGGGTACAATACAATCAACTATTAATTATGACTTTTTAAGTGATGGTCATTTTTCAGAACTAAAAGAAAGTGAAATGTTAAAAGATCGTATTGCTTTAACTGATAGTATGTCTAATTATGTTGGTAAATACTTTTCTAACAAGTATATACGTAAAAACATATTAAAACAAAGTGAAAGAGATATAGAAGAAATAGATAATGAAATAAAAAAAGAAGGTATTTCAAGCTCTATAGACAAACTAGGTGATGATTCTGGTGATACAAAAACACCTGATAAAACTGAATTATAGTATAAATATAAGAATAGGAGAAAAACATGAGTGAACAAGTTAAAAATTTTATAGACAAATTGTCATTAGGACAAGCAGCTGAAGCTGGCGAAGCGTTTAAAGATGCTTTAAGAAATAAAGTAGGTGACGCTTTAGAAGCTAGAAGAAAAGAATTAGCAGGTGTATTGTTTCAAGGACAACTTGAAGCAGAACCATATAGCGATCCTAAGCCCGTAATTGCTGAACCGGTTGCAAATGAAAAACAAGATAAGTAATATCGTAAAAGAAACTAGAGTTATGAACTCAAAGTCTTATAATGATTTAACACCTAAATCAAAAGAGGCCGTTAAAGAAATATATAGATTAATTGAGAGTGGACAAAAAGATATATTAAGTAGATTTGAAGGAGCTGTAGAAAAGGTTGTGGCTTCTTATAATATAAAAAGAGAAGATATTGAAAAATATTTTGACAAAGAAATAAACGAACAATTAGGAATAAAATAAATGTCAACAATTATAGTAAAAGGAACAGTTACTACAAATCCTTTTTTGGATAATATTAGTAGAGCTCAATTTGTTAATTGTGTAGCAACAAGTGGTACACAAACAATTGAAGTGCGTTCTGAAGATAGCACAGTTTTAGGAGAAATATATTTACATGCAGCTGGTGATTCTGTTATTATAGAAAAAGCTCCAGGTGATGTTATCACTATGGCAGCTGGAAAAGTAAGCGCTGTAGGTTCTCCAAGAAGTTAATTTTATGACCATATCAACTACGACATTAGTAGATGATAGTTTTAAAGTTATTGTAAAGGCCAACGGCGTTGGCAGTGAAACAGAACAAATTTTGATAACTGCTTTAGAATTAAATAATGCTTCGAGTGAACCAATAATTTCTATAGCAAATGTTTATTATGAATTAGAGGGGAGTGGAGATATTACTTTACTCTTTAATGATGAAGAAAAATTGGTAATTAATGGTAAAGGTAACTATGGTTTAAAACCTGGTGAACCTAAAATTAAATCAACTTCATCTAGTAATTTATTGTTAACAAGTGATGATAATATAACAAGTTATAATCTTGTTATAGAGTGTCATAAAGAAAAAGGATTTACGGATTAATGGCAGATACAGTTACAACACAAACATTAGTAGATACATCAGGCGTAAAGTTTGTTGCTAAATTAACAAACATTTCTGATGGTACTGGTGAAACAGATGTTATTAAAGTAGATGCTTCAGCTACTACTTTTATGACTGAAAATGGCAGTCGAAAGATTGCTAAAATATGGTTTTCTGTGAACACAGCAAACCCTAAATCAGCTGTAGAACTTAAATGGGCCGGCGCTACAAATGCTACGGCTTTGTTTTTAAGTGGCCAAGGTTTTTTTG